TGCCATCTATAGACCAGCACCTACATCTTGAGAAGTAAAGCCATACACCTGAAATGTCAGATTAGTATATGAATATTGATTGTCATAATAGGATTTTGTGCGGACAGCTAATTTGGTGTTGTCCGTAAACCAAACTGACATAGCTCCGGGACTGCCTTCATTATCACTTCGCTTGTTATTTATTTCACCGCGTTTCAATAACGGTGTGCGAAAATTGTTTTCAAGAGTATTATTGTCAGCATCTTGATAAAATACCTTTACAACAATTTGGTAATATTGAACATCCGAATACTTTGCATCAGCTTGATTAAAATATTTTGTCATATCAATAGTAAAAGACTGATGGTTCCAGTCTCTGTGATTATCACCATCAATATAAAAAACATTTAGGTTTTCTGCTCCATTTCCACTAAGATATTCATTTTCGCCTAGAGCATAACCTAGAACTTTTTTGCCATTTATTGTTAGAGCCATACGGTCGCCTTCTTTCTTTATTCTGTTATTTCATACAACGTATTTGGGTCTTTAGTAGCAAGCTTATCGTAATCAGCTTTACTAATTACGGTAGGTTTTTTCATATATCCCGTTTCAATTGCTGTAACTCTGTTGTTAGTGTTATTCAGGTCAGATTGGTTAGCCTTACCTGATAAATCAGGGGCTGGAATATTAATGTTGCCTGAACTATCAGGTTGAACATTATTAACTGTCTTAACCTTGCCAGCATTAGCAATTAAAGTTTTCAGGTTATTAACAATACCGTCAGTATCACTTTTTGTATAAACGTCAGCGGAGTTGGCTTTGCCAGCAATTAATGATTGTAGGTTGCTCAATCCACTCACTTGTGTGGATAAGTCGTTCAAGTGGTTATACAGCCACTCGATATTGATCTTCTGATCACCTACAACCGCTTGCGAAGGCTCATCGTTCATATCATAGACACAAAAAACTATTGAACCGTCCGCTGCAGGGTTCATAGAAGCATCATGTGCAGCTTGTGGGCTATCACATTTCACGAAGGTAATCTTTTGCCCTAGCTTTTGATCAGTTTGTGACTTGGTATAGTGATCAGTAGTAATATTGCCTGAACTATCGGGTTGAATATTATCTACCGTTTTAACCTTACCTGCTTGTGCAAGTCTTAGGTCAGTTTCTTCCTTAGTATAGTAATTTTTAATAGTGTCACCAGTTACAAACTTACTGAAGTCCACTTTATCAAATTGCTGTTTTAAGGAATTCATTGACGCTACAGTATCAGAAACTTGCTTACTTACAGTAGTAAGTTTTTGATCATTTTCACTGATACTCTCTTTAATTGTTTGAGCAGTATCATTGAAATCTTTCACTGTGGAAGCCTTCCACGAGTTGTAGTCTGATTGGATGCCAGCAAGTTCTTTAGTCTTATCATCGTTTAACTGTTTAAGTGCAGCATCACGTTGGTCATTGATTGACTTAACAGCTGCAGTTATGTCAGCTTGATTGCTGGTTTTAAGATTTGCTAATTGTTTATTAGCTGCATCATTAATAGCCTTTTCTTGAGCTTGCCAGCTTGTAGCTAATGTATTGTACTTGTTTGAATAATCAGTAAAATCACTATTGATCTTATCAAGCACTGCTTTAGCTCGTGATTGTGTGTCACTAGCAGTTTTACTTAATTGATCAATGGTGTTTTGAGTTTTTTGAGTAGCACCAAAAAGGTGGTTTTCCATAGCAATTAAGCTTGATACATAACTATCATTGATAGGCTTAACAGTTGGATCAACTTTAACCTCAAAATAGAAATCTTGAGTAGTATCAACAATAGTGTCACCTTGCTTAATTTGAAAGAAGCAAATTCCACTAGCTGTGTAACACTGATGAGTCATCTGATATGAAAAATGCCCCTTGGTTTCCTCAATCATGGTAAACTTACCGCTCTCTTCGCCAGAGCCATCATCAGCAACTACACGGTCGCTTTCTTTAATTTCTGAAAATGAAACTTGTTTTCCTGTTAAGTCATAGGGAGAATCATCTTCATTTAAAATTGTTACGTCCAGCACTAAACCTTTTTCAGTGGAACGTAAAACCCTCGTGTCATCTGACACGGGGGTTATTGATTTATCCGTTTTTAATGTTATCGGTCGTAGACTCACTTTCCTTCACCTTCTTTCTGTGAATGTCTTGAAGTTGAGCATTTCTTAACCTTAAACTTTGGTTTTCTTTTTCTAGTTTTGCTATTTTAATGGATTGGTTTGCTATAACAGTTCCCAATTCATTAGCTACAAATTGTTCTAATGTGTTCATTTCTACAAATTCCAATACTTACTTGGTCCTTGCCAATATTTCTTAATCCATGAACCTAAAGTAGATTCAGTACTACTTGTTACAACAACATTCTTCTGGCCAATCCATGCTTGGTTTGGCCCAATGTGAGTAATTGCGCCGCCACTTTTGTCATGAATATTGACAGAGCCAGAAGATATTTGTAATTCATAATTCGAACTGCTTAATTTAATACCACTATCAGGATCACCACTTAAGAAATTAGGGAAACTGCCAATATTAGTGGTAATACCGCCAACAGAGACTTCAAAGTTACCAGTAATTGTTCCTAATGCATGGATGGTATCTGCATCAATATGTGATGCATCCAAAATAGGAATATGAGCCTGATCGACAAAAAAGTTGCCAGTAACTTCACCGCTTGATGTATCAACACCAAACAGAGCATGCGGATTACCACTGCTGTCATAAAATTGAAGGCCTAAGCCATTAAATATCATGGAAGAGCCGTCATTGTTCTTGGCTTTGATAGCCATGACATCATTCCAACCAGTTTCATTGCCGTTAGCATCAACTGGTATAAGCATTCCTCCACCGCCAGAATTAAGATAATTGTTGAAGTTATCAATGTTATTAGCCATTTCTTGCATGTGTTTAGCAAATACTTTAACTGATTCCTCAAGTTCTAGTTTTTGCTTGCCAGTCTTTTTATCAGTGACATATTGTGCATCTCCTAGTTGGACCATTAGATTTTCCCATGCTTGATCTTGGGATGATCCTTGCAAAGTCAGTGCATGATGAACAGCGCCAATAAAACTGTTTGATCTAGCAATGGCTTGCCGTGTGGAAGTAATTTTTTCATTAGTTCTATCTTCACTTGCTTGAATAAGTAAGTGTTCATAGCTGGTAGGTAAATCACCCAGCGTAACATTTAAGAACTGGTGAGAGAGACAGTCCCACGTTGTAGCAGTAACTTCAGCCTTTTCAGTGATTTCATAAGCAGGAAATTCAACATCTACATAGTCATAAAGACTTAATTGAGTAAAGTCTTGGTCGTTGTCAGACATGTCTTGATAATCAAGTGACGTTTGTACTTGCATATGACCATATCTGTGTTCAATTAAATAGTTTTTACCAATTTGAGTAGCTTGATCAACATCAGCTTGAGTAGCAACAAAAGACCCATCAGGTTGTTGTCCTGATAGGTCTTGATCATTATGTTTAAAGTAGCTGCTAATATCAACCGTATTAACGCTATCAATGTTAGGATTTACACCAAATCCTTCAGCGTAAAGCGGACCAACCTTAACAGTCACTTCTTTATTAGATTGATCAACATTTGCGTTGTAGTTGGTATCAGTATCAGCGGAATTATCTGTATCAGCATCTGCAGATGTAATATTTGAATTTTTGTCATCAATATCATCTTCACAGAGCCATCCAGTTTTTCCTTTGTAAGTTACTTCAACATATGTCTTACCATCACCAGATTTAGCTTCATGACCATTAACAACAGTGAATGTCTCGCCATTAGGAATTGACCAGTTTAAAGCATTCTTACTATCAGGTGTTGCATAAATTTCAACCTTAGAATGATCCTTAAGTTGATTATTAATGAAGTCGTCAAAACTATGTGGTTTAACTGAACCGTCTTTGGTGTAGTTGATTGAACCAGATTCTACCCAACCATGGCTTGTATGCATGTAGGTTTTACCGCCTTGAGTGATTGTCTTATCAATAGTAGACATTCCTTTTTTAGCAGTAACTTTGACCTTCTTTTCTTTTTCTTTCCCATAAGAACCATTAGCAACTTTATGTTTATGCTTTCCTTTGCCTACCCATTTCCATGCCTTTTTCTGTGATCCATGCTTAATAACTGTTGTATTTGATGACACCATTTTATGGTCTTTAGTAAAGTGATACTTTACAGCACCATCTTTAACATAACCATAACCAGAGTTGCTGTATTGACGGTAGCTGCCTTCTTCAGAAAGTGATAAGTGTGGACCGAATAACCATTGATGTGGTCCAATGCGATACCACAAATCACCATTTGAATTACGTTCAATCATGTCATAATCAATAACAGTACCATTTTTAACAGTCCAGTCTTGACCTAGTGACTTAACAGGATGATGATCAGGACCAATTTCAGGTGAATAAAATACTCTAATTGATTTACCTTTACCGTAAGCTACAACAGCAGAACCATGAACAGTAACACGACTACCTATGCCTTCACTATCAAGCGGATTACTGCTCTTAACAGTTACAGTCCCACTGACATTGTTAATTGCATAAGCACCAGTAGTGTCAAAATTGATCCATTTAGAATCAATCCATCCGCCACCATCACTTTGTGCAATTGGATACCAGCTATCGCCATTAACAGTGTTAATTTGATACTTGCCATCAGGAGTAAAACTACCATCGTTAACAATCTGACCTAAATGTAGCTTCATTCCATTCTGCAAAGTACCAATAATCTTTTGACCATCTACAGGACAATCATAAATATTGATATTGCCACCACCCATGTAAGTAATACCTACACTGTCATAGGTTGATTGCCATGTTGCCCATCCTTGCCAATCGTTTTTAGCAATTGCTTGGCCAGGCACATATTTAGCAATAAAAACCGCACCAGTGTACATGTTCTGAATATTCTTGTCTTGACTAAAGGTGGTTTTGATATTTTTGCCATAGGTAACTTTAATACCAGAATCACGTCCAATTTGTTTGGAGTGCCTAATGTTCCAATTATCAAAATCAAATTCACCACCAAATAGTCCTAGAACTGACTGTGTAGCAGTATCACCTTCTTGATCAGGATCAATGAATAAATTGCTTGCCTGTTGGCCACCTTGAATATTCACTTTACTTACTTTGTTAACATCAGAATAGAAAGTAAATTCTCTTTGTTCCTGCATTTGATTAAGGATTTGATTGCCTAAATCTTGTGCAGTTGCACCGTTTAATTGAATATCATCAGCAACAGTAGAATTAGCAAGTAACGCACTAATGTGTTCCGCTTCAACTACCACATTGTCTAGCTCAGGAGTAATGTGTATGATCTTAAACCATTGATGTACGTGTTTAGGATCGCAGTCTTCCATAATCCACTTGTTTGGTTGAATTTCCTTTTGATGCAATCCTGATCTTGGATAAGTCATTGTTAAAGACCAAAACTGATTGGAATTTCCATTTACCTGACAATCAATAGCATCAGGTAATGGAATACCGCTACTAGTAAAATCACTGGCAATACTGTCATAAAGGTGTGGCATTGTCATCAAATCAGAGTAGTCACCATAATCAACTTCAGGAATTGTACCTACAGTTAATTTCATTAAATCAGCCTCCTCCAATTTGGCTTGTATTCAGCTTTAGTAATAGTAGCGCCAGTTTCAGCAGTAACAGAGATAGTGTTCTGCCCCTTCCATAATTTAGGGGGATCAAGGTTAGGAAAATGAGTTTGTGTATTGTACAGATTTCCATCTGCATCATAGGTGTCACCAGTCGAACCAGATAACCAAAATTCTCCTTCCATATTTTCAAATGTATAAGGCAAGCCATTGACGTACAAAGTAAAACTACCATTTGCTATGAAATGCCAGTCAGGAATAGCAGGCCATTTTTCTTCACCAACTACAATTTCACTATCAGGGAGTGGTATATAAGAAATCCCATCAATACGATATTGGAAAGGCTCACAGTAAAAAGGTATTGCACATGTACCAACAAAATCAGATGTTACATCTTTAGTAACAGTGAATGGATCTTTAACAATGGCCTTAAATACATATGTTGGATCAGCAGTGAATTTAAGGTATTGATATTTCATTCTCCCATCAGGATCAGTTGGAGCAGATAGCCAATCAGTTACAGACCGTTCCCAATCAAACCAGCCACGTTCAGGTGGGCGAAGAATTTCAAGATTAAAGGTTTCAGTCACATTTTGATAAGATTGGTTATTTTGTAAAAAATCGCCATTCCTACCTTTAATATGCGTAGGATCAATATCAGGTGTTGGATGAATCAAATCCCATGGTTTTTGAACTACCATTCCAAAATCAGCAGATGAATGGTCTTGATAGATCAATTTCACGTAATTATCTAAATCTTGCACTTAATCCCCTTCTTTCTTTAATTATGTCTTGTCTACGGTCTTGCTTGTAAAATGGTTCAACAACTTCCCAAAGTTTTCTTCCTTCAGGAGTTTCAAGTGTGATGTGAACATCATGACTTTGAACACTAATTTTTTGCAAAACTAAAAGCATGGCTTCTAACAAGTCATGCTCATCTTTTTCGTCTTTAGTTGTGATACGTTGCTGGTTAGCACTTAAATTGCTGTTAGCTGTAAGAATACCTACAGCTTTGCCAATAAGTTCCCAAGCACGAGTTGACTTACTTGGAATAAGTGGAACAGCCATTTCAGGACCTGCTTCACCAAAGACACTTGGTGAACTTGCAATACCACCATTAGCATACCAGTTATGAGCCTTTCTGAAAGCAACAGCTCGAGCTACAGAACCATAACGATCATGAATATAATCCATAATACCCATTAATTGTGCAATAGGATTGCTCTTAGAACCATGTCTAGTGTAGTAATGCAAGTTATAGCTTTGCATCTGCCCTAATCCATAAGTGCCTGAACTAGGGTTGACAATGTGTGGATTCCAACCAGATTCAGCAGAAACAATGTAATTAATATCTGCCCAATCTCTTTCAGGAATATGAGCTTGTTTCATCCAGTGAGCATGATCACCAATAGGTTTACCAGCAACTGCACCTTCATTTTCGGATAAATGATCACCAATCCAATTAAGTGCTTTACCACCTAATTCACGTTTGGCTAAAGCTAACAAACTAGGCTTAATCTTAGGTTGATGCTTAGATTGATCATGAAGACCTTTAACACGATAGTAACCATAGCCCATTGACATAGCATCAGATATTTTACTGATACGTGCATAAGGCGGCGTTTCGTTAAACATTGTACCCTTAGCTGGGTTATTGATAATACCAACGTGACCAGCTGCACCAGTACCATGACCAAAAATGACCAAATCGCCAGGCTCTGTTTTAGATAAGTTTTTACCTAAGTATTGAACACCTGATGATTCTTGCATAGCCACAGTAGTACGACCAATGTTAATTCCAAAGTGACGTAAAGCCTGCATTACCATACCTGAACAGTCAGATAAGGTCTTTGACGCAGCGCCCATTTGATACTTAACACCGTCAAAAGTATCCTTAGCATATTGCAAGAACTTAGCACGTGAACCACCACCAGAACCAATAGCTTTATTAATAACCGTCCACATGGCTTGAGACCATGGATTACCAAAGTGAGTGCCAGAACGTTTACTCAAATCAGTAGAATCTTTAGTTAAATCAGAACCAACATCATGAAGATTATTGGTAAACATTGATTTAAAGCTCTCAATAAAGTGCTTTAAGCTGTTTTCTGCTAACTTTCTAAGTTCTTTCTTGCTAATGCCAGTACCATTTGCAAAGTGTGGAAGTGAGAGTGATTGAGTTTGAGTACCGTTAAGTACACCCCAGGCTTTTCTCAATAACATCTTACGATTATTCCCATGAGGAATAATAATGTCATTTTGATCAGTTACTACAGCTTCTTGACGTGGACCAGATTGAGCATCATTAACGACTGCTAAAGTGTCATGAGTTAAACGACCGTTTGCATCAGTACCCTTAGCAAAGTGAACTGGATTAATAACAGAACTATTACCACCAAATTGCTTTAATACAGCATCAATACCACGGATACCTCTATTTATTTGCCTGATTGTCCCACGCATTGAATTAGATGCATAACCAACCATTTTATGCATTGCACCGCCAAAACCACGAGCAGTAGCAGTACCTAATTTGATTACACCATCGTGCAATCTCTTAACAGATTGGTAAGATCGTTTGTAAAGATTACTAAAGTCTTGTTCAGTTGATTTCCTGATCTTATCAGTAGTTTTACCAACACTTGAAGTCATTGACTTGAAATCTTTAACAGTTGCTTTAGACATGCTAGAGATTTTCTTGGTGAAATTACCTTTGCCTTCGAGTGACTTAACAGCCTTTTCAGCCTGCTTAGAAATTTGTTCGCCAAACTTATCTTTCTTAGCAGTCTTAGCTAAAACATTAAGACGTTTTTCAACAGTATTAATGTTTTTATGCAATGACTTTAATTGACTAGTGCCTTTGGTTTTTACATTAACAGTACTCTTTTTGCCTTTGATCTTCTTGATTGCCTTAGAGAGTGACTTAACAGATTTAGCACCCTTGGTTTTTACAGTAACCTTGTGAGTGCCACCCTTGATCCGCTTCATAGCCTTTTCAAGTGCTTTGATCTGCTTAGATCCTTTTACCTTAGCAGTTACAGATATAGATTTACTGCTTAAACCTTTAAGTGATGCACCAGAAGCGCTGATACTTGGCACAGAAACACGACTTGAACCAGATGAATATGAACGTCTTGATATGGACGTTGATCTTCTTCTAGTTGATTTACGTTTCTTGGTCTTACGTTTTTTAGTCTTCTTTGTTTTAGGAGCAGTAGTAAGTTTCTTAAATAAAGCGTCACTGATCCACTTGGACTTGCCAATTCGACTATTAGCACCAAGTAACAATCCTTCATCCACAAGCGTTTCACCGTGATGAGGATTGGTCTTAGCAACAGCTTTACGTTCTTGACTGATACGACTAGTAAGCTTATTTAGCTGTGCAATTAAGCCTTTGGTATTTCTACCACGCTTTAGAGCGTCTCTAATTTCTTTAGCGACTTTAGCTCTATCAGCCTTATCATCTTGTTCATGCTTAATCAGACGCTTACGCTCATTAGCAGTAGCACTATCATTTTTATCATGACGTTCTTTTTGCTTTTGATGACGCAAACGGTCTTCATCGTACTTCTTCTTAGTAAGCTTAGTTAATGTAGTAAGAATCTTAACAGGATTCTTAGTTTCAAGGCTATAAAGATCAACAGTACCATTTGCAAGGTGAACTGATCGACCAAACAACTTAGCCATATCACGAGCATTAATAACGTCTTGCCATGGAAAGATCCAACGTGGTACATTCACACCCTGTTGAACTTCCACAGAACCATCAGGATTTAAAATTCCTTCCTTATTATTAGTAGCTGGTGAATCATGACCATCATTTAAGATAGCTGGATAGCCATATTTCTTCTTCCAATCAGTACCACTAGCTAAATGAAGTGATCCAACCTTAAGTTTTCCGTGGAAGAACTTATTGACGTTATTGGCAGCACCTTTGATGTTATCAATAGCATGACTAAAAGTACTTTGAATGCCTTTTAATAAACTCGACCAGAAGTTTTTAAGAGAATTGCCGAAACTCTTAAAACCACTAAAAACTTTGCCTAGTCCACCATGTGTGGCGGAATTGAGTTTCCTATATAAATCAGAAGCATTCTTATGAATACCATTCCAAATTCCTTTAGCAGTTCTTGAAATATTCTTCCAGTTAGCTGACCATCTTCGTTTCTCAATAGCAAGTTGTTTTTTAGCAGTTTGACCAACGGTCTTAAACAAATCACCGTGATTTTTCTTTAAACGTTTGCTAAATGAAGCAAAGTTTTTAATCGTTTCTTTATTGGCTTTGCTATTAGTCTTTATGTAAGATTTAGCAAAACGAGAAACAGACCGCATAATCTGCTTAGTACCTTTAGAACTATGTTTATAGACATTATCCCAAGCCTTCTTAAAGTTCTTGGATAATGAACTCTTGAAGTGGTTAACTGCTTTACCAACTTTACTTAAACCACTCTTGATGTTTTTACCAACACCATTAGCCCACTTTCTGAACTTAGGATTATTCTTGTAAAGCAGTGCTGGAATGCCTAACAAAGGTGAAACTGCGGTCAATGCTAATTCTTTAGAGTTTTTCTTAGCAAATGACTTACCTTTTCTTAATCCTTGACCAAACTTCTTACCAACATCTGCTCCCCACTTACCTACTTTTCTAAAAGTATCATGGGTTGACCAGCCTAAATTTTCTAAACTCCAGAATTTCTTAGGCGGTTTATTGCGCTGCCAACCTTTGGTGAAATTATTGACAGCTTGACCACCCCAACGTCCAGCATATTTACCGATAATTGCACCAATTGGAGCAAGCATTGGACCAACAACTGGAATCATGCTGGTTAATGTACCACCAGCGACAGCGCCAACAGCACCGCCAATGTCTTGACTTCTAGCATTAGCACTGTGACGGTCCTTAACAGCATTTATCACTTCAGGTGTTGCAACTGCAGCGCCTGCTAAAGCACCAGTAGCAAGACGCTTACCCATAGAGAACTTAGTAGTAGCTTTAATTCCTGCTGAAATCTTTTTGCCTACTTCTTGACCAAACTTTTTTGCAAAATTAAAGCCAGACTTAATTTTGCTCCAGCTCCATTTGCCTGCCTTTGCTAAAACATTTCCTGTAGCTCTAAAACCCTTAGCTATTGCTTTTCCAGCTTTTGTACCTAAATCGCTTGCTTTAACCCAGCCTTTTTCAATACCTGTCCAAGCTTTGATGCCAGCTTTTTCTACAGTAGTCCAAGTTTTACTTCCAACTTTTCTAAAGCCGCTAAAAGTCTTGGATAGAACGCCACCAAACTTAGCCCAAGCTTTTTCACCTTTAGTAGCTTTTTCAGCAAGCTCAATACCTTTAAATCCTGATCTTAATGCTTTAACTGACTTGTAAGCAGTAACAGCACCTTTACCAATAGAAAAAAGACCGCCACTGACTTTACCAATGCCCTTAATTGCTACCATTGCAATTATGGCATCAGATATAGTCTTAACAGCAGTCTTATTTTTAGCTAAATCAGCAGTAGCAGTAGCAAGCGTATGTAATGCACTACTTGAATCTTTACCATTACCTTTAACAATACCTAAAGCTTTACCAATATTTTGGATAATAGCTGCAAAGTCTTTCCAAACAGCCTTACCAACTTCCACACCTAGAGAAACAACATTTTTAGTGATAGCTACAATATCACCTTTATTTTTATCTAAGTAGCCAATAACGTTTGAAATCGCTTTACCTAGTTGGTTAGCACCGCTCATGACTTCTTTACTGGTCATGATGTTCTTTAAAGCTTGAAGTCCTGAAGTCTTAGCATCAAAAATTGGCTTAGTAAATTCTTGTTCCAACTTTTGACGTGCTACAGTCATAGCCTTTAAAGCACCAGCTTGACTTTGACCATAACCTTTAAAGCTTTCACCAGCATACTTAGATGATTTAGCAATCCAAGTTTGGAATTGCTTTTGTGTTACATCACCAGTCTTAAGCAAAGCTCTAAGCTTGCTTTCTGACATACCAGCACCTTTGGCTAGTGCTTGCATAAAGGTAGGTGCAGCTTTGGTAATACGGCTCAAGGAGGAATAAGTAACTTTACCAGTAGAACCAACACGCTGTAAACCAGCTGACATTTGGTCAATTTGCTGACCAGTCATCTTTGAACTATCACCTACACCTGCAATGGTTTTAGCCATTTGCATAGCACCTTTAAAACCAATGCTACTCCAGTTAAGCATATGAGCTTGTAAGTTTGATGCTGAATCACCAGCTAAGTCAGTATTGGACTTTAACTCACCAATCTGCTTATCAAGGGCTTGAATTTGTCTGGTATTCATACCCATGCCTTTGAACCTACCGTTGATCTTAGCAATTGCTAGATTCAAGTTCATACCCTCTGTGTAAGCAGATTTAAGGCTTGATCCTAAGTTAGAAACAGCATTTGAAACAGTGTTACCAAGTGCGGATCCCATGAATACCTCTTTCAAGGTTCTATGAGTTTCTTGACTTTCTTTATTAACACTAGAAATCTTAGCTTTCAATCTATCCCATGGTGTAGGATTGATTTTTCTTTGTTCTGCTTCAAGACCACTAACAGCAGATTTTGCTTTATTTAATGAAGTCGCTGTTTCATTCACTCTGATCTGTTGACGCTTGTAAGCTTCACTAGTTGCACCAGATTCAGATGCAATACGTTTTAATTCACGTGATTGAATTTCATACTGCTTAGTTAAATTACTGATCGAACTTCTATAACCAGAAATTCTAGCTTCATTAGCTTTATAATGATTGCCTTCAGATTCCAAACGATCAACATACGATTTTGAAACAGCCGTAGTGGTTTTTAAAGTCTTTTGAGCTTCTGCTAATCCTGACTTGTAGTAAGTGAGAGAGTTTTTAGCCTTATCCTGTTGCTTAGTCAGTGATTCTAATCTACTAGTAGCTTTCAAAGTTTGAGTAGCATTCTTTTGAAGTGCAGTACTGATACTTTCATAAGCTTTTTTGCCCTTATCTGTAGAAGTATCAATTTCTTCTTGCTGTTTCTTTAAAGATTTTTGCTTTTCAACTAAGCCATCAATTAATCTACGCTGACTTTTTACAGCATCAGATAAGCCTTTGTACTTAGCTTCAGCCGCTTCAGTAGTCTTACCAGCACTTCTTAAAACAGCTTCTTGAGCTTTCCATGCACTGGTAGTACTAGATACAGCTTGCCTTAATTCTCGTAACGTTTTTACAGGCTGATCACCGCTTAATTTAATATCTGTAATCAGTGTACCAACTGGTATTCTTCCTGCCATTTATTTACCTCCTTTCTGTTTTGTCTAAACTTGCTGCAAAGTCCCAAAGACTCATTGGACGTTTGTCCTTTGGTCTTGCACTCATTACTTCCACAAGACGGTAATAATCAGTGTTTTCATAATCTTCTAGGGACATATGAGCATTAACAATCATTTGTTGTTCTTGATAATCAAAATCTTCCAGCATTTCCTCATAGGCATGTACTGGATCAGGATCATTAATCGTTGTCGCTTTTGGAGTCGTCTACTTGTAAGATTTTTCCAATTAAATCAGTAACAAATTCACTTACATCTTCTGGAGCAGAATCTTCAATCTTATCTACTTGTGCATCTGATAAATGCAAAATCTTCTTCAAAAACTTTTCTTCTTCATCCAAAAGATTTTCTTGTGCTGTTAAAACATCAAGAATTGATTGGTCATCATCGTCTTTAACCTTATTAATTGCAATTGATAATTTTGCAAAAACCTTTTGTGCCTTTAAACATGCACGTACGTTTTTTACAGTTGTTTCAACTTCAAAAGTAGTTAAATGAAGCTTTTTACCATTGATTTTTACTAACATTGATTGATTTTCCTTTCAAAAAAAGAAAAAGAACGGCTTTCACACCGTTCTTAACAAAATTATTTATATTAATTTGCCACCGCTACCCACCCTACTAATTAATTATTAGTGAGTGCCTGTTGAAGTAGTTTGATCTTTCTTTAGATCACCAGTACCACCTTGGTCAGCACTCTTGTGAGTTGGATCTTCAGTACCTGAACCAGCAACAGTACCTGAAATAATCCAATTAAGCATCTTGTCGAAGTCGAATCCATCTTCATCTGAATAGAATTTTTCGTAAACCAAACCATCTGATGAACGTGCAGCGGCATTTAAAGTGAAGGTATCGTGTACCAAAGTTGGGTTTTCATTATCAGTACCCATAGTTAAATCACCGCCAGGTTTCAAATTGCCATATGGCAACGCAAAGTAAAGATCAACGCCAATGTTTGAGTTATATGAGTGAGCAATAACACCACCATATGCCAATGGGGTTGAGTCCTTAGCCATGTTCCCAAAGCCTAACTTGCTGTCCTTTTCAAGACCTACAATTGCATCATAGAAATTGTGCGGAATGTCGTTAGCACCAAAAGTACCAGTAATTTGATATGCACCAAAGTGTTGTTCAGCTTTTGCGTTAGAACCATAGACAGCTTGTGCAGTACGACTTAAACCAGTGATGTTAGCTTGAGTAGCACCTTTAGATGATTCCAAATCAATCTTAAATACACCATCTTTACCAATATTAGTGGTCAAACCACCTTTGGATTCATCGGTAACTAACTTACCGTCCTTGTCATATTTGAAAACAAGTAAATCATTTAAACCTTGAAGTTCCATTTTTCTCTCCTTTTAATTTGAAAGCTAATTGTTGGCTCACCAGAATTAGGGTCATATGTGTGCCCTGTAAAACTAGCTACGATTTGCCAACCATTAGCTACGAAAAAAGACATGAGCGAGTGTTCAAATTCGTTCATGTTTACTTTTGTGTTTTTACTATAAAAAACGTTTATCGCTAAACGTTGTATCTGTTCCGTGTATTGGTTACTACCTGATTCTGTAAAATCAAAATTCACTTCACTAACAAGTATATCCACAGAATCACGTGGAGTACGCTCACTAGTACCAACTGCAAAACTGTAGGCTTTATGCAATTTAGGAAGATTAGAGCTGTTTAGCAAATCTACTACCTGTTTTGCTACAGTACTCATTTATCTAAAATCTCTCTGAATTTTTCAGCATTAGCTTTTAGTACTGCTTCTGCAGCTTCCTTTTCTGCATGATCTTTAAAATGAAGGTTGGATATTTCTTTTTGAGACATATCACGTGTCCCATCATTTACAAAACGAGCGACCATTGCATTATATTTATCTTCCCAGCCTACTGAAGTATCACCAGTATTACCATCGTTGACTTCATAACCTGCTTTATAAGTTATAGCGTCACGCATGTGTTTAGACTTACGGCCATGACCAGCTGACCGTGCATGTGCATAGCTTGTATGAGACATTGGAGTGTTCTTTTTAAGCACTTCAGCGTAAGTCTTAGCCCCTTCACCAGTGATAGCTGATTTTTGACTAGTAGATAGATCAACTTTTTTAGTGATCTTATCTAGCCAATCATTTAGGCCTTTATCTAAATCAACCATCACGGTCTGTCACTTTTGTGAGAGTTATGAGATCGCCTGCAGTTGGATTTTGAAATGGATCAAGATTGATGTCACTCACTTCATACAATTTCCCATTGTATTGAGCATGAGTAATACCATCATAATTTCTGCGATGGTGAATAACGACAATAAAAGATTCATCGTGATGATGTCCTTGATTTTGAATCATTTGAGTAGTAGTTAAGCCCCATCGACCACATAAAGTAGGGCTAGTTAATGCTTTAAATTCATTAGTAGGAAGTCCATTATCATCTTCACTATCTTCTACAGTACCAAAAGTGATCCTATTACTCAGTCGGTCCCATGTCTGTAGTTGTACCATCGTCATTCACCACCTTTGTTTCATCATAGGCCCCACGGAGTTGGCCTATAATCTGCTTAGCCGTTGTACTTGATACAGCAGATGTAGGATGCAAAAACCAATTAGCCGCAATTGCATTAACTGCTAACTTATACAGTTCAAATACTGATTCAGTTTTGTAAAAACTTTCATCAGCATCTTCACCAATTGCGCCTTGAACATAATTTTCAGCACCTTTCAATGCCGTTTTCATACGTTCTTCATCACTAGAATCAAGCGCATCATCGTCAGGTAAGTAACCAAGTGAGCGTTTAAGCCCATCATCAACTGTTAAGTAAGTGGTCATCATTGATCACCTAATTTCTATTAGTGATTAGCAGATCCAGCTTGAGTGCCACCGTTATCAGATGGAACTTGAACTGATTGCATAAGCATTGGTTGACTCTCAACCTTGTCAAATGAACCAGATACAATTGCTTCATCATCCCAAATCTTGGTATCAAATCTAAGCAATGCACGAATAGCAGTTTGATTACGTCTAAATGCCTTATCAGCAATGTTAGAAGTAAGCAATGACATTTGTTGACGATCGTATAAATGAATAAATTCCTTAAAGTTACCAAAGTAGAAGGGGTGGCTTTGGTACTTACCACTAGCATTAGTGTTGTTAGGTAACCAAGTATCTTCAACGACACGAACATTTACATATTGCATGCCGTCCATATTGAAAGTGGTTTGTTGAGTACGTGGGTCTACACTCATTGCACGTGTACCATCTGACATACGCACTTTAGCTAATGCTAAGAAACCAGATTTATTAGTTAATAAAGTAGCGCCACCCCATAAAGCCATATCTAATTGACCTAAAGCATCAATAATATCATCGAGCTTAGTAATAGTAGCCTTCTTTTGTGATTTAGGAAGTAAGCCAATGATCTTTGAATTATAGGTAACAACATTCTTACGTGCAATATGTTGGTTTAACCATGATTCAATATTTGCATTTGAATCATTGATTAAATCATTAGGCGCAAAGAATACATCACCGTAGTCGTGGATGTTGTAACTAAGTTGCTTAACAGAACTATAGTCGCCTTCCTTAATATCTTTATCTTGCCATGCGTAAGTTGAGTTATTAGTTGAATCATCAGGAATATCATCCAATTGATCCATTGGGGTAATATTTGAAAATGGTTCAATATTTCTAGCTCCATGATCAGTACCAACGTTTTCAATAGTTACCAAATCACGTAAGTCATCATATTGACGCATCAAAGTATTAATTTGAGTTTGTTGGTCGTCTGGGATAGTCAAACCAGCGTTACCATCTGAAGTTGAACTTGATGATAAGTTTTCCATATACTTCATTGGATGTTTAAGCATATCCTTGAAACCAGAAATAACATCCTTTGATTTATCTTCAGTCTTATTTTCAATAGGCTTTGATGCTGGTTTATTAACCTTTTGAGCTTCTACAGCATCATCATAATTTTGTTTAGCAAAATTACGAGCTTGAACCGCTTTGTTATAAGCTTCAGCTGCCTTTTTCATATCTTCAGCAGAAACGGATTCGGGATCTGCTTCATAGTTCTTTTGCAAAGCTACCTTCTTATTAAAGAGATCAGTAACTTTATTGCCTGCTTCAATCCAGGCATTTTGTAATTCTTGTAAATTCATGTGTTCTCTTCTTTCTATTGCCACAATAAAAGAGACAAGTCTTTTTTGACTTGCCCCTTATCTGTATCTTCTTGTTTATTTTCAATGGGTTTAGAGTCAGCATTGGACTTTTTATCATGAATTAATGCTTTAATCTTACGAATTGCATTGTCACTTAAAACGGGTACTCCGTAAGCATTCACAACCGCTGGTGCTTGATCATTCTCAAACATAATAGAATCAGCAAAGCCTTTATCTACTGCTTGTTTAGCATTCATCCAAGTAGTTTCACACATCATACGGTAAACTTCTTGCTTATCTAAACCTGTTCGCTTGCTATAAAGATCAACATAAGCTTGATCCATAGAATCTAGCGATTGCATTGCACTAGCAAAATCATCCACATTGCCTTCAACACCACCGCTAACTCTATGAATCATCATTTGAGCAGTTGGCGACATTTCAACTTTGTCAGCCGCTAGTGCAATCCATGAAGCAGCAGAACAAGCTTGACCAACTACTTGAGCTGTTACATTACCTGGGTACTTCTTTAAAGCGGTATACATTTCTGAGCCTGCATCAATGTAGCCACCAGGTGAATTAATCTCTAATGTAATATCTTGACCATTAGCATTGCTCAAAGCCTCATTTAATTGATTAGGGCTAGTCACTTCATATCCTAGAAATGAATAAATATCACCTAAATTATTGGGTACGATTATTCCCTTGACCGGTACTGTTGTCATCGTCTTCACCTCCTTCATTTGCTGGAATTATTGGTTTATCGGGAGTTGGCAAATCATCAGGTAAATAACCATAATGTTGCAAAACATACCGTCCTTGATTGCCTGACAAAATACCCTTGCTTGATAAATCACCAATTTCAGATGCAAAGTTATCACCAGTTGCATCAATAGCTGGTCTAATGTCATAAGTAATTTGACTATTTAATTTATTAGACAATTCACCTTGAACCGCACCAGCATAGCGATTAAGAGCTTTAGCATATTGCCCACCAATTTGAGTAATATTACTTTGCTGGTCGCCTTGACCATTAAGGTAAGAATCAGGCACGCCATAGACCTTTGCAATTTGCTTACCAGTCCAATCTGCTTGTGAAAGTAACTTAGCTACATCACTTTTTACTTCAAGTGGCTGGTAAGTTTCCAAATCATCTAAGACAATTGGTCCATTATCAGAACTATTAACCTGACGCATAAACTCACGTGATCTAGCTGATTTTTTCTTCCAATCAAGTAAACCACCGCCTCGAATACTTAAAATCCCAGGTGCTTCCACAGATTGAGAGAGAGCATGTAATGTTAAACGATTACTTGCATTCTTGATATTCAATTCATTAGCTAACCCAGTAAGCGGAGAAACACCAGTCTTACCACCGTTTTTGGATACAAGCCTGATATGAATAACATCGCTTTGCGGTACATTCTCTTTTGGCTGAATATCAGGCTCATCAAAATTGATGTTATATGTTAGCCCTGAGCCATCTTCTAAAAGCAATGTTTGGACCTGAGACGGTCTTAAAAACTCCCAATATAAATCAACGCCATTAATATTTCTCCACCTGTAGGCATAAGCATTTCCGTCTAGCAGTAACTGTGCAAACATTCCTTGCCAGAAACTAAACCCATTAGTCAAATTAGAAGGATTATCAATTAAGTTTTGCACTCTATCCTTGTTAGCATTGAGTTTAACCAAAGCTAAATCAGCTGATAATTGTGAAATAAGTGAAAATATATCTGAATTTTTTAAAGCTGTATCTGCAGAAACATAATTGCTAGCGGATAAATCATTTTTAAACAAAGTAATAAATTCAGGATCATTTAAGCTATAACCAGTTACATTACTTTTGTTTAAATTAAAAACAGGCATTATTAATCACCCCCTCCCTGTCCATGTGGAAGTAGATCAATTAATAAGCCCGTCAAAAGTAAAGCAATTCCTAGACCTGCGAAGCCTGCTATTTTATTCCATAAAAAAAGAGCTATAACAATAAAGCCAAAGCCCAATAAATAAAGGATTACATCTAAGAATTTCCAAATATTTTTAAATAGCGTTTTAATTATCACCCGTTTCACCTCCTAATAGACCAGAATCAGGATTTTCAAACCATTTAAGCACTTGTTCCTGTGTCATTCTTTTAACTTCATGAGATTTATCATTGATCAAGCCATAATCTTCAAAATTGTACATAGCCTGATACATGGCATCAATTTCAGCATCCACAACATCAATCTTCTTAGTAGCCTTGTCCTTATCTACTTGAATACCAATCTTATCTTCCTTAATAACAGCATTAAGAAGAGCTGTTTCTTCAATTGGATCATCAAACCGTGTAATTTTGCCAGTTGCATAAGATTCTTGTAAGAACTTAGTTGGGTTAGCTAACTCACTTGTGCGTTGCGCTATGTCTTGAATTAACCACCCTGTATCGGCATTTAAACTTTCTGTGATGTTCTTAACCTGATAGCTGCCAAAACGGTCATAACCGAAAAATACGACTTCTAGCCTATGTTTTTGAACAAAATCAAGTATCCAATTGTAGACTTGTTCAGGATTGATGATGCCTTTTTCATGGCTAGTGATGGTGCAGTACCCTTTCTTTTCAAGTTCACGATAAGGAAGACCATCTTGTTTTTCTTTTGCTTCAATACTCCCTGCAGCTTGCCATGGAATAAATGAATGCTGCATCATATGCCATTTGTGAACACCATCAGCAGTAGTATAAGGAAATGCGAAGCCAACAGCTGTATTATCTGAAAACATTGAGTAGTCCAAGCCCATGTAGACTCTTAAGCCGTCAATCTCAAAACTATCATCAACAGCGTTTTCAACATCTTTAAGATTTAAGTAGCTTGCGGTTGACTGTTTCAACCACAGATTTAAGTTCTTGTTCTGAAATTTGTGGAGCGTGTTGGTAAGCATCCCTTGATCACGTTGTTTAATCAGATTTTCAGTTCTACGCTTACGTTCTGAATGAGATAAACCAATAAGCGGATTTGATTTTTCCCATGTTTCAGGCTTGAAAGTTTCATCAAGGTTATCTTGCGCCCACACCAGACAGAGAGAGTTATCACCTTCACGGTCATAATCTTTTTCCATAACATGCTGTAATGTAATTTGTTCCTGATGAAATGGACTGGTAGGATCAGGATAAGCCGAACTGATCTTGATAAATTGATGGTATGGAATTACTTGTGCTTGACCATCTGTAATATCTGTAATTCTGTCATATGTATTCAACGCACCAGTTTCATCATAAATAGCCAAAACGTTGTGAGTTGAATCATATTTATCAGCTTCATAACTGATTTTCCATACCTTATTGTTAGTTCTCTTTTCAATGATTTGGTTAGTTTGTAAATCAAGACCTGATTCTTTTGCGAGGGATGCAAAAGGTTCAATCTTAATTACTGCTTCAAGCATTTTCTTGATATAACCAAACAGCTTTGTAGACTGATCAGATGTATTAGCAGTAACTAAAAAGTCTTTGTTGGTGTAATTCAAAGTATCAATCAAAACAGCTTTACACATCTGAATACCAGCTATTTGTGTCTTGCCTTGACCACGTCCTACTGAAATATGAATATCAGTAAATCTTTTTTCATCATTTTCGTCTTTCCAACCGTTAATCATAGCAAGAATAAACTTTTGCCAATTCATTAATGGTAGTGGTTTATGAAGGTCAACATCTGGAACAATTGACGCAAATTTAAGAGTATTTCTAACTTCCTTCATATCGTAATGATATGGAAAATCAGGTTGACCTTGACGCTTTAAATCTTGAAGATTTCTAAAACAAGCAAGCTTAGTAATATAACCTGCAATTTGCTTACCATCCAAAACGTCAAAACAGTATTTAATGGCATCGTCATTATATTTAAGTCTGATGTCATTCCAATCAATTGATTGATAAGCACCTTCCACATCATGAGTTTGAGTTAGATCAATTTTCACTGCATATTCCACCTCCTAATCAATATAAATGAGCAAAATAAGGGATTAAATCACGTTTTTTTGTGATTAAGCTCCTATTTATTAACAAAAACAACATTTTATTAATCTTTTTTAGAAAATATTTGCATCATCGTCTAAATTTCATTATTAGTAAATCCCATACAAGGTGTAAAAGAACTAACAAAGCTTAGCTCATAAACCATAGATGCAAAATTTCTTGATTTAGCTTTGATCCATTTACTATCTTTGAACTTGAAATAAAGCATTAATCTTTTCCTTCCTGAATCAACGCAAATAAAGCAATTAAAATAAATATTGTGCCTATTAGTTCATTCATTATTTACGACTCTTAAACCATAAAATTAACCACAAAACAAACCAAACGATACATACAATTCCGCAAATCACTAAACCAACGATCTCTTCAAAATATTTCAATTGAGCATAATTAATAATCCAGTTCATCATCCAAAAAACTCCTTTAAACTTTCTTTAGCTGATTTCTTTTTGCTTGTTGGTGCCTTCAAATCGAGCATCTCAGAGCGTGCTTTAGGACTTAGACCTAATTCCCTTCCAATTGCATTAAGCTTTGAGAGAGAGTCTGACATCATCTGATAAGCAGGATTCTTTTTGTATCCCTGGAAATCCTTACTGACCACTTTACCATCCACAGGAGAGAGAGATGTTTTATATATTGCTTGTTGAATTCCATGCTCTTGAAGGTCTTGGAATGCTATTCGATAAACATCATAAGCTGAACAATATTGCTGCAATAAATACTCATCTGCTCTTAAAATTTTGTCGTTTTTATTAAGATAAGTGGCTAGTTTTGGATATAATCTTTTGCCGTATTCTCCAAGCCATTTCGGTGCTTGATTAGGTACGTTCGGCTTTGATAGATCAACTTTCGTCATTTTTCGACCCCCTTTCAAGAATTTTCTAAAAATTGCTTTTTGACATGAGCGAACGGCACTGATGCGGCTCCCTAGCGCCCAAAACGAGGGCGGGGGCAAAAATAATCAGTGCCATGTGTAATCATAAGTGCCAAAATAAAAACCGCTTAGAAACGATTTTATGAGCTTGTATGGTGTCGTTCGTTAGCTATTTTCTGTGATAATTTAGCAATCAATTTTACGTCCGTTAGTGGCGGATTCCCTGTCGGCTTGCCATGAAGGCCAGTCCCGTAATACTGCTCTTCAAACCGTGTTTTCCAATAGTGACATCTTCTGCAACAGGTGACCATGTTCTGAAGACTCTTCATTTCTTCTGGGTACCTTTCAACTGGTAGTACGTGATCTACAATGTTACCTTCGGTTAACTGACCTCTAGTCTTGCAATACTGGCATAGATGGTAATCACGTTTAAAGACGATTGCTCGCATCTCACGCCATTGTTTTGAATGATAGAATTTATTTTGTTCTGCCTTAACTGGATTACGGTAACGTGTGATGTGATTATAGCGCCATTGTGACTGCTTGCTGCGTTTATGATGCAAGCGATAAAACTCATTGCGTTCTTGCAATTCTTTTTCGTGTTCAATGTGTTTCTTGCAATAATGGTTTGGCATAAAAGCAAACTCATGACAGTTTGGAAAACGGCATCTACGAACTCGTGGCATTGACTGGCTCCTTTCATTTAATAAATACAAGCACTAGGGCTTGAACCTAGATTAATAGTTCCGAAAAATTGTGCTACCAATTGCACTATGCTCGCAAAAGAAAAACACCTGGAAGATATCCTTCCAGGTGTTTATTAATCATGTTGTACTTAAATGTCTATCTAACTGTCAATTGAATGCAGACAACAACATGAAGAAAAATAAGATTGTTGTGTTGTTATGACATCGGACCTTTTTCTTTACTATCCGACAATACATATTGTGCCATGTTTTCATTCAGTCGATGTTCACTAATTGTTCAGTGATCGTTCACTAATTGTTCACTGGCAAGGTAAAAAAATAAATAAGCTAAATTGCATCGGCTTTCACATAAACATGCAGATCAATCTTTTCTTTTTGTTCTACATCACACTGATCCTGATAATAGTCATAGAGATCTGCAAACTCATTAAGTGCGATTGGTTTAAGTACTTTATAATAGTAGGTCTTTTCATAGGGTAGCATCATAATCAACTGTTCTTGAGGGATGTACTTAATGTAGTTACCTATTAATATTAGTTTGCTATTATCTGAACAATGATTAATAGTTTGGCATATTGCGTCAACAACATTCTCAATGCTAAAAGAATTAACTATCATTCTCTCTTGTCCATCAGTGCGATTACTATGACTTGAAGCACTAGACAATTGAGGACTAGACAAATCAGTCAAACTACGTCCACATCGCCTAGCTAATCTAGGAAGTTTATATTTTAATAACTTATCAACACGAGTAGCAGTCTTATCAAAATCTACATCAGACCAAATATTCACAACAATCAACTCCGCAATCCATAACAATAGGTAATAATTATATTATAATTCATGCTTATTGGTTATGCATCAGGATAAATATAAGAGTCTAGACCGTTTTTAACAGCAAAGTGATCTAAATAATTTAAGGTGTAATATGCACCATCTGGAATTTTAAACCAAACATAAAAGTTCGTTCTTATAGAAAAGCCATGCACAATCAGTTGTTTTTGGGCTTTTGCAGTATTATCAAAAGTTCTATGTAGCAATAGACTAGCCAAGTGAATTAATGATGTACCGTAGTAAACACCTGCAGAAGAACTAGATTTTATCCGATATTTAAATGCTTGCTTTGACTTAATATTATAAGTAGAAAAATATTTACCAATGGCAGCTTGGCTATGATGTGTCACTTGAGCAATATAAGTAATTGAATATCCTTGTCTATTAAGCCAACATGCACGCTCATAATGAATGTCCTCAGATTGACGTCCGATTGGCAAAAGTCTATGGATTTCTTGCATTTCAGGATCAGACTCAGGTACCTTAGTGATTGATCCAAACTGATTTTCTAATTTATGAATTATTACTAAAGCACGTTGGTAATTAGTTAATTTCATATTAGTCACTCGCAATCATAGAATTGATACTGTCGGACGCATCGATATACTTCTTAATTGCTTTAGTAGCAATAACTGACATTGGTTCGTTCATTCGTTGACAATAATCTTTTAATTGATCGTAAGTATAAGCGTCAATTGTTACTTCCATACAATCACCTCTTCTATTCATATCCATAGCCAACTAAACCATTCTCCACAATCTTAAGTGCATCATTAGTATTTCGTGCAATTCCATGAATAACATTGAATTTCATCAACATTTTATGGAAAGCTATTTGATCAGGACGCGGTTTACCAGTAGCATTTTTCACTTCAATGTAAAAAGCTTGATGATCCCAATCACGCCAGCCATGCAAGTCAGGATAGCCAGACGGCAAGCCTGTAGTAAAAAATCTACCATCAGGCGTTCTAATTTTACCGACATTAGCACGGAATATATGACAATGATGTTGTGAGACAACTAATTCAATTTTCTTTTGTATACTATGTTCACTTTCCATTGATAAACCCTTCCGTGTTGAAAATTGCGTCTGATTCATTAGGCAATTTCATCAGTAATTTCATGTCATCCATACTTGCATGTTTTTTCTGTAAGATTAACTGTGATGCTTTAAGTGGGTAGAAATCGCCTAAAAAGTCATCACCCCAAACACCATTTTTTCGATAAGGAAAAAAGTACTCATTAGCGACTTCATCATAAAGTAATGAATCTGAATAAATTTTTCGTCCATTCTTGTCATGAAAAATAGCCTTTTTATTATTTAACATAGTTGTTGTCCTCCAGGTTATGAATTCTTTTTGCAAGAATTACAATTGATTCCCACATAAAATTATCTTGTGCAGTAGCTTTATGTTGCACAGCTTCAGTTAATTTTTTATTTGCTTGAACTTCTTCCAATAAAGAATCAAATAAATCATTACTTTTATGAATTTCTTTCATAAGATCGTTGTTAGACTTCATGGTTTTATAATCTGAAAACAAATTCAGTACACTTATCGTAGGGTAAAGAATTGCAAATAATACAAGCAGTGCAGTTTTCATTACTTGTCATCCCTAACTAGCATTGGCTTATTATCCTTGTTTTCTTCAGGAATAAGTTCCTGTTGATCAGCCTCAAGACTTACTTGAACTCCATTGCCATCAAAAGCAATGTCTTTTAACTTGTTTAAGTTAATCTTATGAGTAAGCAGGTCTGCATCTAATTGCAAAACTACTTTATTACCATTAACTTTGAAATTATTTGTTGTTGCTTGAAATTTAATTGTTTTTCCTGTCATGTTTATTATCTCCTGTTAACTAAGCATTAAATATGTAAACGATATACTGGTCCAAATAAACATAAGGAAATCTAATTTTTCATTTTTAAAACAAAAAGAAATTAAGACTATTAACCAGTTCATTAAAATTAATGTTAAATTGAAATATTGTTTTGCTGTCATTTATAACCAATCAGTTACTTCATATTTTGCATTCTCATCCAATTTTCGCCCACAATTTGGACAATACTTAATAGGATAAGGCAAGCCTTTAATCGTTAAGTACCACTTGCCATCCATTTCATTTAGATTAACGTGAAATCTATTCATTTTTGGCGCATATAAATCCGGTCCATCGTGAAAAGCATTTAATGTACTGCAAAGATAGCAGCTACTTGAAACTGATGTCATTCGTCTTCAACTCTTTTCATTAGTTCCTTCGGTGGTCGATTATATGTAACATGTTCACATTTTGTACAAATATAATAGTCGCTAAGGCTAAACAGCGATGTTTTATATACATAACTGTGATGACAAAATAATTGCTTAAAAAATAGTTTCACTCTGTAAAATAAACTAATAATCATTTATCTAATCTCCTACCACACATAGAACAAAATTTGATTTTTTTATCAAGTTTAAAGGAAAAGTCATCATAATAATCAATAAGAACCACTTCTAGTGAATTATCTTTTCTGATAAATAATTCACAGCCATCTGTATAAAAAGTTTTCATCGGATCCTCTGATCCACTTTCAAAATGACAATATGGACAGATGCTTTTTTTGAAACTGCATTCATTTTTAATTTTCACTTTCTAGCTTTCTCCCACACATAGGACAATAGTTAATCTTGCTACTCTTTGATACATAAGTAACTTCGACATCACAAGATAAATTTAATTCATTTCCATTAATATAAACATCTCCATTTTCATATCTATCAATACCTGTGTACCCATCTTCGTATGTATCTTCAATTGAAATAATTGATTTTTCATTATTACAGTAATCGCACATAATTATTCCTCCGTTAATCAGTAATCACAATGTATGCATTCACTTTTTCAGCGTGGTTATAACTATTCTTTAAGTCCCTAGCCGCTTCTTTAGGTGAGTCAAATAATCCTTCCCAAGTTTTTGCTTCATTGTCACTACTACTGTGTATAGTTACAACAATACAACGATCTTGTTCATAATAACTATCATAAAAAGTCGAGATTCTAAACAGATTATATTCATCTGGATCATTATCCCAACACATTAAAATATCGCCATACTTGTAATCCTCATTAGTTTTCTTCGTTCTTTTATCAATTACTTTCATTGCCATACTCCTTTATGTACTCCTGAGGCAACATACCATATTCATTAAAGAACTCACCACATAGAGCAAGATCTGATTTTACACAGTAATCTGTAGCCATTATGTGTCTAGCTTCTTCAAGACCCAATTTAATATCACGTCCGTTTTCATCTTTCATTTTCATGCTCCTTTAATCAATAGTTATCGTTAGCAAACTATATCTAGCAATGTCCATATCTCCGCAATAAGGGCAATGTTTAATATCATCAATTTCAGCAATAATAAATTCTCTGCCGCAATGTTCACAATGGTATTCAGCTAAATTATGATTGTTCATTTTGATGTTCTTTCTTTAAATTGCGTCCACACCAGGGACAATTACCTATAAAGATTTTGTCAGTTTCCTGAGAATAGCACTCAGGATCAGGATGAGAAATAATTAAAGCTGGATGATTTTTACAATCGATGTAAGTAAACATTATTCCGTCTTCACCATTCACCTTATTAATCTCATCTGGATCAACATAGTCATCTCTGTAGTAGTCGCGTCCTAGCTTTGTCTTTGGGTTGATTTCACAATATTTACACAAATTTAAATATTCTTTCCTCTCAAGTGACTTCCACACTGATGAAGTGTAGTGAATTAACTGATACCGTCACAAAAAATATCAGCGGTGAGTTTTTGTATAGCATTGCTAATTGGTAAATACCGATATGACATCTTTTGCCAATTTGTCACCTATTTTTCTTAGCACTCAATATAGTAGACTGCTAATCGTGGTGGGTTGGCTAAAAATGTGACCAGTTTGTGGTGAGTTTGTGGTGGGTCTTACGCCTACAGCCTGTAGTGTTGTGGTTAGTGTTACTACTTTTTTCTTTAAAAAGTAAATTATAAAAAAGAAAATAAATATAATAATATAGGCTTTTAAACTAACCACACTAACCGAAACACGTCACACCCCTACAGCCCCAACGGTTTGAGCTACCACATATACTCACCACAACCAACCACAACTAACCGCAACTAATCACAGCCATTAATTCCAATCAAAATGAAGTGGTTCTTTCTTTAATTGGATGCCTACATAGCGAGTTCCATTTCTTTCTTTGGTTTTAGGCAATTTCTTAGCCATTTCTCTACCAAATTTAGTCATAGACATCAAATGTTCATTAGATTCTCTAGCCCAATCACGATATGCATTGTATAAAGGTCTACCCATGATAGTGTAATTGCTACCAGCTTTACAGCATTCATCAAGAAATGCTTCAAGTGGATCCATGTTTTCACGGTATTGCTTGGATGCATCTTGAACAACTTCAGGGTCTTTCAAGCCTTCTACTTGCCACATGATTGCGCCTTGAACGATCCAATTTAAGATTCCAGTCCATTCAGCTTTTAACTTGTTTTCCAAATTCTTATCAACTTTGTTAGCTGGAATTTGTACATTGAATGGAACAACCTTAATTCTTCTCCAAATACCTTCATCAGTTCCTCTAATGAATGGCAAGTGGTTAGTAGCCATCCAAATCTTGAATTTAGGATCATATTCAAATTCTTGACCATATAAAAATCTAGCTAGGATTCTATCTCCACCAGTTAATTGCTTAACTAACGATTCATCTAAACGTGAACCTTCATTAGCTTCAGAACTGGTAACTAAACGTGTATTTTCAAGTCGTGCAATATCACTATTAGCACTTCCGCTTGAATTGTGGACGATGATTGACTCAACTGACATCTGCTTTGCATAACTACCAAGAATATTTCTGATAGTATTGATAAATACAGATTTACCGTTTCTACCAGTACCAAGTAGCAAGAAAAATACTTGTTCAGCAGTCGATCCTGTAATTGAGTAGCCAACAGCTTTTTGGATATAATGAATCAATTTCTCATCATGATTGAAAATTTGTTCTAGGAAGTCTTTCCACATAGGACAATCAATATTGTCTGAATATTCTGATGCGGTTTGTTCACTAAACATCTTTTTAATATCATGATCTTTCAATTCACCGTTAGTTAAATCAACATAACCAGATTCAGTGTTTAGAAGCATGTTGTCATGATCAAATACACCGTGATCAATAGTTACGTACTTCTTAAACTCCTCAATCATGTGTATTTTTGCCATATGGGAACGTGATTCTTTAATGAACTTATTCCATTCTTTCATTGCTTTATCTTTATCCTGCTGAGTAGCAAAGCTGAAATCAGGATTTTCAGTTTTAATCAAATTAACAACTTTTTCAGCTGCTAACTCAATATGCCGTCCATTATCTAATTCCCAATATGAGCCATTATAGAAATACCAAGTTTTATCAGCTGCCATATATCTGAATACATCACCGAACTGATCATTTAATCTAAGTCCTCTTCCTGTATCATCCCATGAACGAGCAACAGCCCGTTTTTTAGGTTTGTTCCAGTTAAAGACTAGATCTGGCTCTTTCCCATCTTGCTCAGGATTATAAATATTAACGGCTTCACTGATTGCTTTATTTAAAAGGGATATTCCATAAGTAGTAGCACCACGTTTTTCATCATATTTATCTCTCATTAAACTGGAATTACGAAAAATCGTATCCATTTTGTGGAAGTCTCTACCAGTCCAAAATGCAAGGTCATTAGCAAATGCCATATCTGCTTCAGAGTGAGAATTATAGAATTGTTCCCAGCCGCCCTTCATGAACATGGTAAAGCGAGTACCAGTCTTAGATTTTTCTGCACGTTGGATGATGTCAGGAATAGATAAATCTAGCGCTGTAATTTCAGGTTCTTCAATCTTATCCGGCACTGATTTATCAGCACCAAATAAGAAATTATAAAGAGCTTGCATCTTTTCTTTTGAAAGAGTGACAATCTTAGAAATACCAATACTGTTCCCAGTTAGTGCAAAGAAACGCCCTTGTTGGTACATCTCATAATTGCCTTTACGTCTGCGATTGCCTGGAATCTCTCCCTTAAAAATACAGTGAATACCTGTACCAGATTGGCTGACTTCCATATAAGTTTCATCAGTCATTAAACGGAATTTGTTTATCAGATTGCTAACAGAACTATCACCTTGATGCCAATCTGCTAAATCATCTGAAATATGATCAATATCAAGCCCTACATATCCGTTAGTAAAATAGAATGCCAAGCCATCAGCACGTTCAATTTCATCTAATGCTTTTAGTGCTGTATTAAAATCTGACCATGTACTAGGATCATTAGATTTACCAGCTCTACCGTTATAAGGATCAATAGGAATCTTGGTATTTTTATTCCGCTCCTTTACCCATTTAAGTTGAAACAATCCCCATTGCTTTAAACTTCGCAATTCTTGAGGGATGTTTTCATAGGTAAATTTTCCCATTTACTTCACTCCTTAGAATGGAATATCATTTTCGGATAATTCATCTGTTGAACCTGTATTACCTTTAAATGGATCTTCTACAGTTTCTTGCTTTTTAGCAGCTTGTGGTGGGAACTTAGTCTTTTGCCATGAATTAGTGAAGGTACTATTTTGTTTGCGAGTTTCACCTTTGTAAGTATTCTCACCTACTGAAATGTAGATTCTAATGAATTTTCCTTCACATGCTTTCATCAAATCTTCTTTTGACTTGATGTATTTATCAATTTGAGCTTGAGTTAAACCAATTGCATCTGCAATATTTGCCAAATCTGCTGGATCATATGAGCCTGAATCTTGACCGGTTTCTTTATCCTTAGCAGTCCAAACATTTGCAAAGAAGTGGCGACCATGTGTTTTTGCATTAGTATTAGCTAATGCAGAAACTTTGTCTAAGTCTTTACGAACTAGAAAATCAAATTGCATATTTTCATGACCGCTAGGGCTTGCATCACCATGGACGCTTACAATTTGCATTTCATAAGTTCCCTTTGGAAATAGTTCACTTCTGTTGTTTGTCTTTTCGTTTAAATTAATAAAACCCATAATTAAATAAATCCTTTCCTTTTAGCCATGTGCCAAGCCCAACCATTCTTATAATGTTTTGCCTTTGCATACATGGTTAATTCTTTAAAACTGGTTAGTTCACTAACCTTTTTCTTTGCTATTAGATCAATATGGAATTTTTCTGCTTTAATAGCTCTTAATTCTTGATCTTTCTTTTGTTTAATTTTTCTAATTTCAATTGAAAAATCATGACCGCAGATAGGGCATTTCACACATTCTGCTTTAATAACTGCAAAACAATCAGGACATGTTTTAATCTGTAATCCTTCAGTACTACCGCTATCTTTGCGTGGATGTTTCTCACGATCTTCCAAAGTCCACTTGTAATCAGTATCAGGCAAACCAAACCTTTCAAAGTTACCAACTTGATCAATAATGATTGCGTGTTTGTTAGGTTGATACCTCATGGCTCTCATTGATTGCTGTAAGTAAATTACTAGGCTTTGTGTTGGTCTTAATAGAACTACACATGAACAGTCAGGAACATTAAAGCCTTCACTTACTAGATCAACATTGCATAATATTTTGATCTTGCCTTCTTTGAAATCAACCATTATCTTGTCACGTTTACTTTCAGGAGTTTTAGCATCTGCATGAACTGCATTTATACCTGCATCCCTAAAAGACTGTGCTACTTCCTTACTAAAGCTGGTAGAATGGCAATAGATAATAGTTTTACGGTCTTTAGCAAACTTGAGCCATGATTTTACAATGTCACCATGTATAATTGACTTAGTGTAATTGTTTAAAGATTTTTTTGTATAATCTCCTGTCGATCCACTTTTTAACGTTGATTTATCACCTAACTGGTAACCATAGACTGTAAATGGTGCCAGTTTTTTATTTTCAATTAACCATTTAGCAGTTGGGCCTAATACCATAGCTGAATAAATATCTTTAAATCCTTTACCAGATAAACGCCATGGTGAACCGGTAAAACCAAGCCTTGGAACATCAGAATAATAATTAAATATTTTCTGATATGTTTTAGCTCTTGAGTGTTGTGATTCATCAACAATGATTAAATCTGGTTTGGCTAAAATATTTAATCTATTTGCTACTTTACCTACCGTGAGAATGGTGCAATGGTTTAAATCGACACCCTGCTGTTTAAAAGAATCTTTGATCTGCTTTACTAGTTCTTGGCGATGGACAAAGAATAATACATGGCCACCTTTTTTTACTGTTAATTTAGCAATTTCACTGATTACTACTGACTTACCTGATCCTGGAGGGCTAACAATTAAAACGCCTTGATTTCCAGCTGCTAGAGCATTTCTAGCCTTATCAACTAAATCTTGCTGATAATCAAATAATTGAAACATTTAATCATCTTGCTTATTAATTTTCTGCATCATCTTGATAAAATCACTGGCATTTCTGGTATGATCATTTTCTTGATCAATCTCTCGTTGAATATCTCTAACGAGACCAGATAATACAATGCCATGACCATGATGCATTCGAATTTCATTTCCATCATCATCTAAACCAATGATAATAAAATGCTTGATTTCGTTATTAGTAATCTTCAAACAAGTTTCTGCAACTTTGTCTTCCATTTCCTGGTTTAGCTTTAAGTCTTCATTTACATTTTTGTTAAACATTATTGTTTCTCCTTTGCATTTTCTTTAACTTTATCGACCGCTTTTTCTAAATCCGACTTTTCAAATTTGAAAAAGTCTTCTGCTTTGCAGTTTTTTCTGTTGTCTAAGCGGTTTTTGGCATAAGTATCGATACTTCCCTGCATGAATAATCCACGTCCTCCCGATTGTGGATTTTGAATCATACGAGCTACTACATCGCAGTTACCAAGTAAGTAGTCTCTTGGGTTAGGCCTGATGTCTGGTCCGTATTGCATAAACTCTTGCCCTTTGGGATCAGTGATTTTATTTTGTGCTTCCCACGCTGTGACTAAGATATTAATATTCCACTTAAAGACATAAGCAATAAACCGTGTTAGATAAGTTGTCCACTCGTTGTAGTCAGACATTTTATTATCTAAAGTTGTCTTGGTTTCTCTAGCCTTTTCAACGAAGAATAACTTCTGCAAATTGCTTATATTATCAATTACTAAGTTGTCGTATTGACTTGGATCAAAGAATTCAACAAACTGGTTTAAATCTTCAATCGGTTTGTTCGGATCAATAACCCAAATATCTTTTTTGTCTTGCCAGAATTGAATTCTTCTAAAAGAATTATCCAAACTTAGCAAGTATGTTTTGCCCTTGAGGTATTTGCTGAGTGTTGTTTTACCAACACCAGGAACACCGTAGACAAGCCAACGGTAGTTTTCTTTAGGAGCATTTTTCCAATCAAATGCTGGCATTATTCCTCACCTGCTTGCTTGATTAAATCTTTGATGCCTTCAATGCTGGTTAGAAACTTGCTAGTAATTTCTCTTGTGTATTGTTTAACCATTACATCTCTGAACTTTTTAAATTCAGGTGTATTCTTTACGGCTTGATAAGCAATTCTTGCATCAGCATTATCAAAATCGCCATCAAATTTAACATCAAATTCAGTAGCGGCTTGTTGATCAATTAAGTCTTGTAAATTATCTAAGTTAGTCATTGTCTTTAATCTCCTTACCTAAAGCTTCATCACGTACTTTAAAAATTGCTTCTTCATAGATGCTTTGCACTACATTGCTCACATTTTCTGTGGGAGTAGCCTTGTAACTTCTGGGAAAATCAGGCTTGTTTCTTTGAAGGTATCTGATTGCACCAGCGTAGGTCTTACCTACTTTTTTGGATTCATAAACTAAGTAGTTTACCCAATCGTCTGCATCATCTTGCATTTTTTTAATCCAATCTTGAAAGTCTTTAAGATCCTTATTACTCATCTTGCATGTCCTTTCCGTTGTAGTAGTCCATTACTAAATCTTTCATTGCTTGATCATCGGAACCATTTTCAAACATCCAGGCATACATTTCAGTGACTGAATCAAATCCCATATCTTTAGCAGCTACATCAGGTTCTTGTATAATTGACCAAATGATAAAATCACGACAAGTACTAAATTTCTCATCCTGACCAATCGTGCAGCGTTTATCACCGTAATAACAAACGATTACATCTTGACCCTTGAGTTCTTCATCCGCTCTTTGATTACGGATAAATTGACGTTCTTTTCTTAACTCTTTTTCTGATTTTACTTTCATGTGTTATACTTCCTTTGATTGTTTTACTTGAGAACTACCACATCATGGCTGGTAGTTCTCTTTTTGTTTAAGTCATAAATTGTAGTTACTAAATCGGTAGCAGCCCACAATTTATCTTTAGTTTCTTTACTAAGCTCCATTTCTTGCTCCTTTAAATCCATTGAAAAATTGCATCCCAAAAGCCATAGGCTAGAAGGCTTGAGGCTAGAAGTACTACAAAGATAAAAATGTTTAAAAACTTGTCATCATTACTTTTATGAATTGGCTTATTAAATTCACGATAATAATTTTTGTTTTCCATCATAGTTCATGCTCTTTCATAAAATCTGTAAGCATTTCTCTACTGTAAAGTAGTTGCCCGTCTACACTGGTAGGGATGAGTTCATCGCTATGGTTAAGAACCCAATTTCTAAATGTCGATTTACTTACGCCACAAAAGTTAGCAGCTTCAGTTTTATTAAAATATTGCTGTTGAATCGCTCTAGCGATCACTCTTTCTGGAATTGAGATTTGCATGGTGATCACCTACATTTCCAATAAATCCAATTGCTCTACGGTTGGATGAATATCGTGTTCAGCAAGCTTGTCATAAATGAACTTTCTTCCTTTTTGTGTCCACTTAAGATTGTTGCGAATACCTTGTCTGTTGTTCTTCTTATAAGCAAAGGGTTCGTATTGTGTGTAACCTTCGCCACAATATTTCTGGTAAAGTACCCAATGACCGCCTTGCTTATAAATAATGTGATGAGCTGCAAGCCACTTATTCAATTTAGAAGCTGACCAGCCAAAATCTTTTGCAATTTCCGTGGTTGTCATTAATCCAGGATTTCTCATTTGAGAATCGTAGTAATCAACCTTTGGCTTTTGCTTTTCTAACTGAATCTGTTGATTAGCAGCTAACTGTAATGCTCCACTTAGTGTGGTTGGAACATTCCATTCTCTATGTAGCTTGTTCAAGATTTCTTGTGGTGCAGTTTCAATAGTTTTCTTCATTGAATTAAACAAGCTAACATATTGTGCGGTAAATTGGTTGCCTTTCTTGCCGGTCATCTTATTGGCCACGAACTCACAGCCCTGTTTAGTGAGGAGATAATTAGGTAATACTTTTCCTTGCTTACTGGTATAAGTGCTTGGAATAAAGAATTGATGAGGGTCCAATTTTGGACTGTCCTCTAAATCTTTGGTATATAAACGAATATCACGCATTAAATGCTTGTGATCTTTACTGATCATTTCAGCTACATCTCTGCTATCTAAAACATCCTGTCCTTCAAAATTTAAAAGTTCCATTTCACTGCTCCTTTCTTGCTAGATTAAATAAGTATTGGGTAGTTACACCTAAGTAATCCGCAACATCTTGCAACGCATCAGCTCGTGGCATGCTTTTATCCCACTTGCTGATCATTCCATTTGATAGCTGTAAATCATGTTCGATTTGATAAATCGACTTATGGTTCTGGCCAGCCACCTTTTTTACTGCTGTATAAAGTGACATTTTTATGCTCCTTTCTAAATAAAATATTTTCTAAGAAAATTTACTATTGTTATTGATTTATTACCGAATATATTCTATTATTAAAGCGTAAGAAATAAGCGTGATACTAGGTATCTCGGTATTCAATAAATAGTATTTTTTTCTGTGCCTCTCTCAAGCACATTTATAGAATATCACCGAGAATATTCAGTGTCAACTAAAAAACGCAAAATATTTTCGGAGGATAACTATGTCTGCTCTTTATGGCAATATAAAACGGCTTGCTGACGCGCACAAGATCAGTCTTGCCGAACTAGAAAGAAATTTAAAATTTTCTAATGGAATAATTTCTACATGGAAAAAAGGTAACCCTTCTATTGATAAAGTAGAAAAAGTTGCTAATTATTTTGACGTTTCTACTGATTACTTGCTTGGCAGATCTTCTAATCCCACTGACAATGATTCAGGCATTTCATGGTTAGATTTAGACATGCCATACGGTGGTAAAATTCCTGACGACTTAAAAGGAATGTATCGTGCTTTAGCTGAGCAATATGTAAAAGACCATCCTGAAAGTCTTAAGAAGGATTAGTATGAATGAAGTAATAACTTGGCTAATGAATTATTGCATGGATCATGATATCGGAATAATTTATAAAAAGAATTTACCGCAAACTGCACCATCTGACAGCTGGCATAATCCTAAGCTGATAATTTTTAATGCTAACTTCTATAAAAAATCTGAACGTCCTTTTATGCTTGCCCATGAAATTGGTCATGTTGTGGAAGAAGTGCCTGAATACTATAAGTTAGCGTACTTAGGCATAGAAAAAGGAGAGTTTTCAGCTAATCGTTTTGCGATTAACCTGCTCTCCCTTTACTGTATGGAAAACGACATTTGGTATGAAACTTACTATGATTTTGCTCAAGCGTTCGGCATCCCTAAAGATAAATATTACGTTCTTGAAGTGGTATTTGGTTCGCTTAATAAGGTTTACTAATCGTCCACAGTGACGTTAAACCTGGTGTGTGGGGGTTGATAATAATGAAATCTAAAAGATTTTTACTGGCATTGATAATATCTGTAGTTTTTGCAAGCATTGATGTTTTAGCTAAATCAAATAATGTATCTGCTATTAGTTGGGAAAAGCCTTATAAAGCTGTAGTTACCCAACCGAAAACAGTTTACTACTATAGCTATTATGCTAAGAATAACTGGAAGCAAAATAAGAGTAATCCTAGGGCTTTAAGAGTTGGTCAAATGATCCATGTAACCAGAATGCGTAGAGTTGGTACACGAGTTACTGGTACTGGCATGGCTTATCACAATAATATTGATAAGTTAACCATGTGGCTCACACCAAGTTTCAGTCAATCGTGGTATGACGTATACCAAAAACATATGTATTTAGATGCAGGGCTATTTACTGGTAGCTCACACCGCATTGGCAAAACTTATCACTTTACATGGAAACAATATTGTAAACTCGTAAAAATGGGATTATGGACTACAGATATTAACAATAAATTAGCATGGACACGTTTACGTAACTATGCAAAATCTGTTCAGTAAAACAAAAAAAGCCCACCTACTGACTGGCATCAGTAAGTGGGAGCAACCCTAATAATATTTAGTTTACAGAGTAATAATAGAGTGACGAGAAGCCGACTGGCATCGGTTTTTCGTCTACCCTATTTTAGCAAAATGGAGGTAAAAATTAAAATGCCAAAAAGGAAAAATACTTCGATCAAAGAGTATGCATTAAAATCTGGTAAAAAACGGTTTATGTTTCAGATCTATCTAGGATATAACAGCAATGGAAAACCTATTATCACTAGAAGGCGTGGTTTTAAATCCTACGCTGAAGCAGAAGCAGCATATAATAAAATGGCGCTAACCAAACCTGATGATTTCATTAAGCAAAAACAAATTAAAGTTCATGAGTTATTTGAGTTATGGTTTAAAACTTACAAAGAAACTGTTAAGCCTCAAAGTGCTAGCAGAGTATTTGTTAATTACAAGCACCACATTAATCCCTACTTTGGCAATAATTACATGGATAGCATCTTAGTGAAAGATCTACAGAAGTGGGCAGACAAACTAGCAACTGAATTAGTTAATTATCGCCCTGTAATATCAATTATGAGATCACTTTATGAGTATGGCATGCGTTTAGGCTATATATCTGATAACTCAATTAGTCGAATTATCATACCAAAGAAAACCACTCGCAAGCGTCGCAATGTGGAAGATAATGTTTATTCTAAAGAAGAGCTTGATACATTTCTTGATGTTGCTAAACAAGTTAACCAATGCGTTTACACTTACTTCAAATTATTGGCTTCCACAGGGATGAGAAAAGGTGAAGCTTTGGCGCTTACTTGGAATGATATTGATTTAGTTAACAATACAATCTCTGTTAACAAGACTTTAACAAGTGTTGACCACAAATTAATTCTTTCTTCTCCAAAAACAAAGAATTCAAAGCGCTCTATTCCCCTCTCAGCCAATTTAAAGCAAGTACTGTTAGATTATCGCAAGAGTGAAAAAATCGTCTCAGTCAAGCTTTTTCACAGGTTAAACGGTAACTATTGGTCATTAAGCCAACCAGGAGATTGGCTTAGAGATATATATGCTAAAGATCATGCATTAAATGTTAAATATGCTAAAGAATATAAGCTAGACGATTCATATGTTAGAGCTAAGGATTTACGTCATATATCTATTCACGGCTTTAGACATACCTTTGCCACTCTCTTAATCGAAAACACAAACGTCAAGCCTAAAACAGTTCAAATGTTACTTGGTCACGCAAATATAAAAATGACCCTTGATATTTATACTCACATTAATAATAAAAATAAAGAAGACGCAATTAGCTCTATTTCACAACTAAATATTTAAAATAAAAACACCTTTTTTTAGCCATTTTTTAGCCAAAAGGTGTTTTTTAATGCTTTACGTGTTGATATATCAACGTTTATGCTTAATTGAGTGAAACAAT